TTTTGAAGTTTATATACCATTTTTATTATATCATAGAAGTACAGGAACAACTATCGGAGCATTATTTACTATGGATTCTATAGACTACTATGTTAAATCAACAAAAAATGCAACTTCTACATTACCATTTAGATATTTGTTAGATGAGACTAATGTTAGAGTAGGTAAAGTATTTTACAATAATAAAATAGTGGTTTTTGACGACCAAGAATTGGTTGCAACATTAGATTACAGAAGTAATAGAAAATATACGTTACCTGCACCAAAAGTGTATGCAACACCAAGCGATACAGTAGGAAATAGTTCAATGTTAAGTACAACAGGTCAAACTGTTTGGTTAACATACATGATGACCTTTACATCAAATCAAACGATTAATGCATTACCTTGTAACTATTTTAATAAAGTTAGATTAGGAGGTACTGAAGACGGATGTTTTCCTGCAATTCCATCACAAATCTCATTTAAATTTGGTGATGAATTTAATTTTTTAAAGACCAGTTTAAACGACGTATCAAACGGACTTGTTGCAAACAAAATATTTGCGTTAATCCAAAGAGTTGAAAATATTACATCTTTACCATCACCAGATGGTTGGAAATATATTGATATCACCTCACAGATTAATGGAGTGTTTACTAAAAATAATTTGTTAGCAACAACATTTACAATTAAATATTCAGATTATTCAGGAGCAACAACCTTCAATTTAGAAACACATATGACAAGTGTTGGTACAGATTATTTAGGTACAACAAGTTCAACAACACAACCTCAATTTGGTGACGAACAACCATTCCCTGGTAGTGTTAGGTTAGTTAGAGCTACCGATATTGAACAAATGAATTTTTTAATTAACCTACCGTCAAACGCATTTGTAACATCACAAAACCCAACGTGTAGTTCATGTACACCGGTTATAACTGAAGTTCAATTGTTAAATGATAATAAAGAACCATTAGTTGTTGCAAAGGCTCCGTTACCGATTAAGAGATTAGGTACTCAAGTTTTATCAGTTAAATTAGATTTCTAATATTTGGGTTAGATATTACTACAAAATATATCCTCTTCACACTTTTCATATATTTATTAGTATGAGAAAAGTATATATATATGGTTTAGTTGATAAATCAAAAAATGAATTAAAATATATTGGTAAAAGTATTAATCCACAATCTCGTTATAGAAAACATTTACAGGACAGTAATAAAAAAATAAGTTATAAAGATAAATGGATATTTTCTTTACTAGAAAATAATAACAAACCAGAATTATTAATAATAGATGAAGTTGATGAATGTAATTGGGAATTTTGGGAAAAACATTATATTTCATATTATAAATCTATTGGTTGTAAATTAACAAATATATCAGAAGGAGGAGAAAATCCACCAAGTGCGTTAGGAAGAAAATGGACACCCGAACAATTAAAAAGAATTTCAGAAAATAATAAGGGAAAAAAAAGATCTGAGGAAACAAAAAAAAATATTTCATTGGCAAAAAAAGGTAAACCAATTCCACATTTAAATAATGGAAAAGAGCGTTCACTTTTACACAGAAAAAATCTATCTTTATCTACGAAGGGTAGAGTTTCACCAAATAAAGGAAGAAAATATGACGAAGAGTATGGTAAAAAAATATCAAATTCCCATTCACATCAAAAAAGAAAAATCATACAGTTAACCTTGGATGGTAAAAAAATAAAAATATGGGAATCAATTTCGGAAGCAAAAAAAGAGTATAAAAATAATCACATTGGTGAATGTTGTTTAGGTAAAATAAAAACAGCGGCCGGATATAAATGGAAATATTATGAATGACAAGTTAATTAAATTAAAAAATACACCTAAAATTTTAGGTCTTGATATCAGTACTAAAGTTATTGGATTTGCCTTATTTGATATATCAGGTTCTAAATTATTAGAACTAACTCATTTTTCCCCTAAAATAAAACCTCAACCTGTAGATAAGATTGAAGAGTTGATTAAAAAAGCGGATGCGTTTAAAAAACATTTAGAGGGTTATAAAGACATGGGAATTCTCCGTGTCGTCATTGAGGAACCTTTATTACAATCAAATAACATTTACACTATCGGAACGTTATTACGTTATAACACTTTAATTTTAAAGAATTGTTACGATGTATTAGGAGTGTTACCAACGTTTATCTCAACGTACAACTCAAGAAAATTTGCATTTCCCGATTTGGTTGGTCCAAATGATAAAGGACGTAATGTTTTATTCGGTGGGTACCCAAAAGATATTGATAAGAAACATGTTATTTGGGAACACGTTAATAGTGTATGTCCCGATGTTAATTGGTTATATGGAAAAACAGGTAACCTTAAAAAAGAGAACTACGATATGGCAGATGCTGCATGTTGTGTTATCGGATATGTAAACATGAACAAACAAACTGCATAAAATGATTATTGGAATAATAGGACAAGGATTTGTTGGTAACGCAATATACCAAAAGTTTAAAAATTATTATAATGTTTTAACATACGATTTAGATGAAACTAAAAGTAATTCATCTGAAACTGATTTAATTGAAAAATCAGAAGTTATATTTGTATGTCTACCAACACCGATGAATCAAGACGGTAGTTGTAATATTGATATTGTTGAAGGAGTAATTAAAAAAATTAACGACACCTCAAAAAATAAAATTGTTGTTATTAAATCAACAATAACGCCTGGTACCACAGATGGATTAAACTCAAAATATGAGAATATTACGATTGCTTTTAATCCTGAATTTTTAACGGAACGTAATGCAATTGATGATTACGAAAATCAAAATAGAATAATATTAGGAGGACCGAGGACTGCGACAACTAAACTAAAACAAGTATTCAGTAAGGTTTTTCCTAAGGCGGAAATCATTAAAACAGATTCAACACATGCTGAAATGGTAAAGTACCTTATTAATACTTTCTTATCGGTTAAAGTATCTTTTGCAAATGAGATATACCAACTATGTGAAAAACTGAATATTGACTACGATAAAGTAGTTGAATACGCAATTCACGATGAAAGATTAGGTCATTCACATTGGTCAGTACCTGGTCATGATGGTGATTATGGTTTTGGAGGTCATTGTTTTCCAAAAGATTTATCTGCGTTAATATCATTATCAAATCAATTAGGTACCTTAAATAATGTTTTAAAATCCACAAATGACACTAATAACACTGTAAGAGTTAATAGGGATTGGGAAAATATGAAAGGTAGGGCGGTAGTATAAAATATTGGGCAACTAATATTTTACTTTTGAAAATAACTTACCTATATTTATTAATAGGACGGGACCTGTAGAAATACAGGTTTGGTTGGAGGGGCGAGAGGTGGTGTTCTCGCCCCAATTTTTTGCTCACTATTTTTTATTATCGTTTATTTTTTGTATTTTATCTAAATGAGCACCCAAGAAGAAGTTGACTATTCCGCGGTATTTGAGATTTTAGAGGATATGTTTGGTGACTATAAGAATCACAATGACTATAGACACCAAGTATCTTTTGATTGCCCAATATGTTCACATGAGATAAAAGGGTTAGACCACGGTGATGGGAAAGGAAATCTTGAAGTCAATTACAAATATGGTGTTTATAAATGTTGGGTATGTGCTGAAACACATGGAACACACGGTTCAGTATTTAAATTAATTAAGAAATTTGGTAATCCAAGGCAATTAAAGAAATATCTTTTATTGAAACCTGAAGATGATGAAGATATATCAAAAAGAACGTATAAACCAGTTAAATTACCTAAAGAATTTGTTTCATTTAAAGATGCCTCATTTGGAATGAAATTGACACCTGGATATAAACAGGCGTACAATTATATTAAAAATAGAAACATCACTGATTTGATGTTACAAATATATAACATTGGTTTTTGTGCAACAGGATTATATGAGAATAGAATAATAATTCCTTCATATGATGAAAATAATAGATTAAATTATTTTATTGCTAGGTCTTATTTAATGAAAACAAAATTTAAATATAAAAATCCTGAAGCACAAAAGGAACTTATAATATTCAATGAATATTTAATTGATTGGACTAAACCCGTCTATATCGTTGAAGGTGCATTTGATAGTATTTTTATACCAAACGCAATACCAATGTTAGGAAAATTTATGAGTGAACATTTATTTATGACACTTTATGAAAAGGCAAAAAAAATAATTATAGTATTAGACCCTGACGCATATGGCGATCAAGAAAAATTATATCATAAATTAAATTGTGGTAAGTTGATGGGTAAGGTGTGGAGTATTAAATTGGAGGGAGATAAAGATATTGCCGATTTACAGGGAAACTTAAATGAATATAAAATGAAACAAATAGAATAAAAATGAATTTAAAAGACGTATCGTTAGAAATTAATGATTTATTAGAAAAAAGAAGAAAAGAATTAGAATTAACATTTATAGAAGAAGAACACATTTACTATATGAAAGATGTTGATGGTGAAATAAAAAAGAACTTTCCATCAGTATCTAAAATCGTTAAGAAATTTCATAAACCATTTGATGCTGAAGGTATGGCACTAAAGATGTCCAAAGGTGACCCTGAAGGTCAAGCTCAATTACTTGCTGAATGGAGACAAGCTGGTGACCTATCAACAAATATGGGTAGTCGTGTTCACTTTGAATTGGAATCTGAATTGATTGGTCGTTTTGATAACTACAAAGAAGTTAGACAACCTATATTCACTATCAATGAAGAACAACAACGTAAGAGTGATAATATGATTAGTGCCGGCAAACAATTTCTTGATTTAATGTTAGAAAGAGGCGGGATATTATTAGATACGGAGATTGTATTAGGTGACCCAACTGAACAATACACAGGACAACCTGATAAAGTATGGTTGATGCAAAACAAAGAGAAAGATGGATTTGGATTTGTTATTACAGATTGGAAAACAAACCAACCTAAGAATTTTGAGGTACATCATTATACTGGTAAACTATATCCACCATTCAACAATTATCACGATAATGCACTAGGTCATTACTATTTACAATTACCATTATATGGAAGATTGTTACGTAAAATGTTAGAAGGAACAAAATACCAAGATATTAAATTATTAGGTAATGTTGTTGTTTTATTAAAAGATGACGCAACATTTGTTGAATATAAAGTTCCCCCACAAATTAATAACGCAATCCTTACTATGGATTTATCAAAATACATTTCAAGATGGTCAAGAAAATAATACACATTGCCGACTTACATATTCGTACAATTCAAATGCATGATTTGTATAAAGAACAATTTGAAAAGTTATTAAGTGAATTACGAGTTCATCATTGGAATTGGGTTGAAGAAGGATTAACTTGGGATAATATAAGAATCGTTGTTGCTGGAGATATCGCACATCAAAAGATTAATATATCAAATGAACAACTGATGTTAACAAGTTGGTTTCTTAGAGAATTATCTCATTTGGGTAATGTAGTAATTATACCGGGTAATCATGATTTCTTAGAGAATAATACACAACGATTAGATAGTATTAGCCCTGTGGTAGATTTATTAGATAATGAAAATATTGCTTATTATAAAGATAGTGGTGATTATATAGATGAAAATATACAATGGGTAGTGTATTCACTATATCAACATAACTCACGTCCCGAATTTACGAAAGACGAGACCAAAATAACTGTTGGTTTATTTCACGGACCAATTATGGGATTGTCAACCGATTTAGGTTATGAGTTTGAAGATGCCTATGACCAATTAAACTTTGTTGATTTGGATTTATTATTATGTGGAGATATTCACAAGAGACAACAATTCACATTACCAAACGGAGGTCATGCAATTATGGTTGGTAGTCTCATACAACAAAATTTTGGTGAGACGGTAAAACATCACGGGTATGGAATATACGATGTTGAAACAAATGAATATACATTTCATGATTTACCAAATGAACAACCCTTCTTACACTTTAGAATAAACGATATCAAAGATATAGAAAATGAAACCGAAGAGCACGTTAATCTTGGATAGTGAGTTTATTCAATATTGTGAATTAAATAACATAGACAACATAGATAAATTAGCAAAAGAAACCTTCGCAAGAGGGTTTTCTTTGTTGAAATATGGGGAAACACCATATGGTAATAGAATAAAAGAAACGGTTGAAGTAATTAAAGAAGTTGAAGTAATTAAAGAGGTTGATAAAATTGTTGAAGTACCGGTGGAGGTGATTAAGGAAGTTATTAAAGAGATTGTAGTGGAAAAAATTGTTGAAGTTGTAAAAGAAGTGGAAGTTAAAAAAGAAGGGAAAACTAAAACTGTTGTGAAAGAAGTTATAAAAGAAGTTCCTGTAGAAAAAATTGTTGAGGTTGTAAAAGAAGTTGTTAATATGGAAGAAATAAACAGATTAACAAAAGAGAATGAAAAATTAAAAGAAGATTTGAATAAAATATCCAACTCAATTAATAATATGGGTCGTGGTAGATTTATGAAAAATAGTGACTTAGGTTCACTTTACGATGAATAATTTCCGGCAATATATTTCTTTTTATTGAATCTTTTATTTATATTTTAATTATAAATAAAAATGATTATGATATTATTATTTTGGGTATTAGCGGCTTATGGAATGACCTCAATTTTAGTATGGGGAGCAATTTTTGAAAATCAAAGAACATGGATAAAGAAACACTCCAAATTTTTTGGAGACCTGATTAGTTGTACGTTGTGTACTTCCACATGGGTTGGATTTTTTATGTCGTTAACATTAGGTAGTTTATCAGTTCAATATTTTGAAACTGTTTGGTTTTTACATTTATTTTTTGACGGGATGGTTACCGCCGGTTCTGTATGGGCATTGAACACCATAATTGAGTTCTTTGAAGAAAGTAGAATTAAGTAATGAACCAAGAAGAAAAATTAAGAGAATTTTCTAACGCATTATTAGATGAAACTATTGAGACTTATAAATGGTCTAGAGGTAAAACTAATATAAAAGGTGAAATTATGGAAATAACCGCAGACAAAGCAGAAGAAAGATGTGGTAGAGATTCTTTATGGAAATCTGGTTCTCATAAGTCTGGTTTTGATATGAATATTATGGGAGAACCAAATTCATTAAAGGCGGTCAAAATTAAAAGTAAAAATAAAAACACATTTAAACTTTCATCATATAGATTAACAACTTGTAAAACTATTGATGAAATAAATAAAGAAATACAAAAAAGAGATGAATCATTTGAAAAATATTTGGTATGTTTAACATATGAAACATCTAATAAACATATTGTTAAATGGGGTTCTTTAATAAAATCAAAGATTGATTTTAAAAATATTGAGTGGATTGAAAAATTTGGAAAAAAAGGAATGTTTTCAGGATACAAATCAAAAGACAATAAATTTTTTATTCATAAATCAATGTCAAATCAATTATGGTTTGAAGTTAATGAGGATTATTTGGATATTATTTGTACATATGAATATGAATTAAAAAAATAGAATGTTACCAAATAAAGTTATATTAAGAGATTGTATTGAAGGTATAAAAGAATTAGGGGATAATTCTATTGATGTTATTATTGCCGACCCACCATATAATATTGGTAAGGATTTCGGTAATGACTCCGATAAACAAGTTATGTCGGAATATTACGAATGGAATAAAATATGGATATCTGAATGTTATAGAGTATTGAAACCACACGGTTCAATTTTTATTTACGGATTTAGTGAAATATTAGCACAAATATTTGTTGACATTGAATATAAAACTAAAAGATGGTTAGTTTGGCATTACACAAATAAAACTACACCATCATTAAAAGATTGGCAAAGGTCACATGAGTCAATTATACATTTATGGAAAGGGAAAGAAAAGATATTCAATACTGATGATGTTAGAGAAGAGTATACAAAATCTTTTTTAAAAAATGCTGCAGGTAAGAAAAGAAGGGCAACTAAGGGAAGATTTAGTAAAGGTGAAACCGAAACGACATATAAGGCACATGATAATGGTGCATTACCAAGAGATGTGTTTAAAGTGTCAGCATTGGCTGGAGGAGCTGGTGCAAAAGAAAGATGGTTCTATTGTACAAATTGTGATTCTGCGTATCATCCGACTGAAAAGAAAAATCATATAGAACACGAAATTATTAATCACCCAACACAAAAACCTTATGAGTTAACAAAAAAATTAATATCCTCATCAATACCTAAAGATAGTGTTCCACAAATATTAATACCATTTTCAGGTTCAGGTGGTGAATTAATTGTTGCTAGAGATTTAAATTGTGAGTTTGTGGGTTTTGAAATTAATCCTATATTTGTTAAATTAGGTAATGTGTGGTTAGATAAAACAAAAAAGACAAATGAGTAATCCATTTATAAAAGTAACTTGGGAAGATGTACCCGAAAATTTCACCCCTGAAAAAATCAGAAGGGTGAAATCTTATTTTGAGAAAAAATATAATGCAAAGACCGTTCAGGTAATCACTAAGACTTTAACTAACGTTAATCAAACACGTTTAGAGTCTTTAGAGGCATCTGACAATATCTTAGATCATCAATATCAAAAGAAATTGATGAAAGATTTTCTTTCGGATAACAACATAGTTATTAAAGAGGAGTTGATGGAAAGATTAGATAATAAGGTCAACACTCAAATAGATAAATTAAATGAAAATAAGGTCAGGTATAACAAATGGTACATCAAGAAAGTTGAATTCTCAAACTTTCTTTCATTTGGTGATAACAATACTATTGATTTTACAGGTTTGGACGGCATTACAGTAATTGAATCCACACCTAAGAACTTCGGAGGTAAATCCACATCATCTGTAGATTTATTAATGTTCTTATTTTTTAATACAACCACTAAAACAAAAACCAATGGAGAAATCTTCAATAGGTTTACCGATAAGAATGACGTAAGTGTTCGTGGTGAAATCACAATTGATGGTGAAGATTATGTTATTGAAAGAAACACATCTCGTAAGATGAGTAAGTCAGGTGAATACACTGTTAAAAATGAATTAGAATTTTTTAAGAAAGCCGAAGACGGTTCTATTGTAAACTTATCAGGTGAACAAAGAAGAGAAACCGAAGCGTTTATATCTTCAGCAATTGGTACACAAGAAGATTTCTTATCAACCATTCTTACTACCGGTTATAATTTAGAAGAATTAATTGAATCTAAACCAACGGCTCGTGGACAGATTTTAACAAAGTTTATGGGTTTAGAAAGTCTTAAAGCAAAAGAAGAAATTGCTAAAGAGATGTACAATGATTGGTCTAAGAAATTAGTATCCAACACATATAATAAAATTAGTTTAGAAACTGATAATGAAACACATAAGGAAAGTATAATCAATTCTGAAAGTGAAATTGTAAGACTTACAAAAGAATTAGGTAAGTTTGAAAAGGATTTACAAAAGTTAGAAAAGAAAAGAGACGAAGTATTCTTAAAAAGAAACAACGACGTAGATAAAGAACTTATCAATACTAATCCAGTTTTATTACAAAGAGAAGTTGATGATTTAACAAAACAAAGAAACCTCAGTCAAACAAATGCTGACGGAGTTAATGTAATAGAACCTTCTCAATTCTATAATGAAGAAGAACACAAAGAACTAAGAGGTGAAATGGCAAATATTCAAGGAATTGATGTTGCGTGCAAATATGAAAAAACCCAAAGAGAAAAATTAATTAAACAATTTGAAGAAGGAACTGTTTGTCCAACTTGTAATAGAGCATTAGATGAAGTAGACCATACGGATGAAATTGAAAAGATTAAAAAGGAAATTGAAGAGATTATTAAAGATATAGAATTAAATCAAAGTCAATTTGATTTATTGAAAGAACAATCTGAAGGGTTTGATAAATTAAAAATTGAATTTGAAAATTACGAAAGAAATAAACTTCGTAAAGAAAGATATGAATTGGAGGTAGAACAAAAACAATTGGAGATTGACGGTAAACAAAAAAGATTAGACAATTACGAAAATAATAAAAAGAAACTTGAGGAGAATCAAAAGATTGATTCAGAAGTAATCGCCCTTAAAACAAAGATTGAAACAGCAAACGGAGACATTAGACAAACCAATACTAATATTGAAAGACACACCAACAACATTTCAAACATGAATGATAAGATTGGTATTAATGAAGACTTAATTAAAAAGATTACATCAGAAGAAGAGTTATCTGCAGTATTCAAGATTTACTTAACGGTATATGGTAAGAATGGAATATCTAAAATTATTCTTAAAAATATGATTCCATTAATCAATCAAGAATTATATCGTTTATTGGTTGATAGTTGTCACTTCATTTTAGAAATGAATATAAACGATAAGAACGAGGTTGAATTTATTATGATAGATACTGAGACACGTATAGTTAAACCCCTTAATGCGGGTTCTGGTTACGAAAGAACAATATCCTCATTAGCACTTCGTAGTGTATTAACAAAGATATCGTCATTACCTAAACCTAACATCGTGGTTATGGATGAAGTGTTCGGTAAAATTGCTGACGAGAACCTTGAAATGGTGGGAGAATTCTTCAAAAAGATTAAAAACTATTTTGACCATATTCTTGTCATATCACACAATTCTTTAATACGTAATTGGTCAGATAATATCATTATGATTAAGAAAGAAGAGAATGTTTCATCTGTAGATTTTATTACAACAAAAATTTCTTAGTTTAAAAATTATACATTATATTTGTGAATAAACTAAATTTACAATCATGACACCTAATCAGTACAAAGATTTTGGTCTTTACGCGAAAGACCACGGAGTTGGTTCTTTAAACTTACATCGTTATAACCAAAGAGTTGAGGATAGTTTAACCCCATATATTTTAGAAGAAAGAAGTTTGAATGTAACCGTTATGGACGTATTCTCACGTTTGATGATGGAACGTATCATTTGGGTTGCTGGAGGTGTGGATGACCACATGTCAACCATCGTACAAGCTCAATTAATGTTCTTAGATAGTATTGACCATAATGATATCACAATGCACATTGATAGTCCTGGTGGGTCTGTTAAATCAGGTTTATCTATGGTGGACGTTATGGAGTATATTACTTCAGACATCCGAACCATCAACACTGGTATGGCGGCATCTATGGGTTCAGTATTGTTAGGTGCGGGAACTAAAGGTAAAAGAGGGTCTTTAAGATTCTCAAGAACTATGTTACACCAATCATCAGGAGGAGCTGGTGGCAATATCCAAGACGCTCGTATTACTATGGTGGAATGGGAAAAAATCAATGATACCCTATTTGAGTTATTAGGTGGATACTGTGGAAAGTCCGCAGAACAAGTTAAAAATGACGCAACCAGAGATTTATGGCTGGGGTCCGAAGAAGCACTTTCCTACGGAATTATCGATGAAATTGTTAAAAAGAAGAAATAAAGGTTAAAGGGGGATAAAACCCCCTTTCTTCATATTTATAATAAAAGATAGATATGAAGATAAATAAATCCAACATTTTATTAGTAATCATAATCGTTTTGGCGGCTTGGAATATTTTTACAACAACCGGAATTAAAACCGACGTTGATGGATATAATAAAAAAATAGAGTTAATCCAAAATGATATAGATTCTGTTCAGGTTGAAAATCACAAAATCACCGAACAAATCGTTACAATTGATAAAGATATTGATGTGGTTGACCGCAATATCAATAATGTAACAAAGAACATAACCTTAATTAAAAACGAAACAGATGAAAAAGTTAATTCTATTACCACTATTGGTAATGTTGAGCTTGAGCAGTTATTCGCAAACAGATACAACTAAAGTTTTAGTATTAGATACAACTAAAGTAACCATATCAACAAAAGTTGCTAGACTAGTCTATCAAGACTTACTTCGTTATGATGGAGCTAAGTCGGAGATTGTGGAATTAAATAAAGTTATCAATTTAAAAGATCAGAATATTGGTTTATTAAATCAAAAGGATAGTCTCAAAAGTCAAAAAATTTCTAATTTGGAGGTTATCATCACTAAAAAAGATGAACAATTTGGTTTAGAAAGACAAAAATCTGAAAGTTTATTTAAAGAATTAAAAGGACAACGAAGAAAAACTTTTCTTTATAAGGTTGGTACTTTTGCGGGTGTAATAATGACATCTTTATTTCTTCTTAAGTAAACATGAAAAAAATTTTTGACATCAGACACGTATTAATATTAATATTATTATTAATATGTATTTTAGAATTTTTTAATCCAGGAGGATATCTTCCAAATAGGATTACATATGTAAAACAAATTGATTCAATACCGTACGCAGTACATGATACAATTCCATATGAGGTTGAAGTGGAAGTTGAAGTACCTGTTGTAGTTGAAAAATTAGTTGAAGTACAGGTTATTCAAAAAGTAGATACAGAAGCTATAGTCAAATTATACTCCGAAAATAAACAATTTAAAAAGGATATTTTAGAATTACCGGGTAATATCGGTACAGTTACATTATTTGATACAATATCTAACAATAGAATTTTAGGTCGTTCATTCACAAGTAAAGTAAAACAAAAAGTCATTAAAGATACCATATTCACACCATTACCGAGAAAGAATGAATTATATTTTGGTGTTGATGCAAAATTTGATAAACCTAATGTTGTTAATTTAATTGGTCTTGGGTTTATTCTTAAAGATAAAGATGATAAACACCTATATAAATTAGGTGTCGGGGTATCTAACATAGTCGGACCAGATGGGACAAACGGAACATTATCACCATTTTTGGGTGGTGGTGTTTATTGGAGACTTAATTTAAAGAAAAAATAAAATACTATATCTTAGTATGAAGACATATATTTTATTTGTATATGGAATATTTGACGATTACGAAGACATGGAATTTTTTTGTGTAGAAATTTTAGGTCAATCCCCCGTAATTAAATCAGTAAAATATGTGGTTGAAAATAGTAAAAATATAATCGTTATATTTGATTCCGAGTTAGACCACGGAAAATTATCCGAAGAAATTTACCTTTTATGTTTAAATGATAGTGTTAAATTTTATTTTTTATTAGAAAGAAACTCAATTGTGAGTGTCAATTTACCTGACCCAATCAATAATTTTGTTTTTAAGGACGACACACCTGAAAGTGCGATGTTAAAAATAGAATATAAGAAAAAAAAATCAATTGAATTTGATTTGGATGAGGTATTAGATAAGTTAAATTCCATGGGTTTTGAGTCTTTAACACCTGAGGAAAAAAACTTCCTTGACAATTTTGATAAGTAAAATATTTTTCTTATTTTTATATATACATTTTAATTTAAATTAACCAACCAATGAAGAAATCCACCATCACCAATCCAGAGGAAATTCAACAGTATATCAGAGATATTAAGAAGATACCTGTTATTTCACACATCAGACAAGAAGAAATCTTCAGTCAATTAAATGATAAAAGAATCACAAAAGAACATAGGAAAGATTTATATGATGAATTAGTGAAGGGTAATTTAAGATTTGTAATATCAGTTGCAAAAACGTATCAAAATCAAGGATTGGATGTAATGGATTTGATATCTGAAGGTAATATCGGTTTAATTAAAGCAGCAGAAAGGTTTGACCCAACAAGTGGATTAAAATTTATATCATATGCAGTATGGTGGGTTAGACAATCAATAATGGCATCATTAAATGATAATGCAAGAACAATTAGACTCCCATCAAATTTAGTAACTGAAGCTCAAAAATATAAAAAAGACGAAATTAACGAAGAAGATAATTTTTTTGTTTATAATAACGATCAACCGGTACATAGTAACTTACCATATTGTATAGGTTTATATAAAGAAATTAATGAAGAGGGAGACCAATTAATTGATATTATACCAAATAGAGAAGCGGAAAGTCCTGATGCAATTTTAAATTCTCCTGAAGAAGTTAAGAAAAAAGTTAATCAAATGTTAAGTGTTTTAGACGATAGAGAAAAGATTATTATAGAAAGATATTATGGTCTTACGGGTGTTGAATCTAATTTAGAAGACTTAGGTGAAGAATTTGGATGTACAAAAGAACGTATCAGACAATTACGTGATAAGGCAATTAAGAAACTAAGAAATGAAAGTTTTGGTCTCTTAAACTATTTATAGACTATGAATAATTGGTTAAAATATTTGGTTGGACTTTCGGCGGTTGTTGTTGCCGGATGTGCCGCCTATTTTTCTGTGACAGGATTAGGTGTATTATTTGCTGGTGCGGCAATATCTGTAATGGTTATGGCGGGTTCTTTAGAATTTGCTAAATTAGTTGCGGCAACATATCTTAAACAAGAATGGGATAATATTAAAGGATTTAATAAATGGTATTTAACTATTTCAGTTGGTACTTTAATGTTAATTACATCGGCAGGTATTTTTGGATATCTTTCAAATGCATTTCAACAACAAAATTTAGAATTACAAAAAATTGAAAGAGAAGTTTCGGTTTATCAAAATAAAATTAAACAAAACGAATCTGAAATTACACGTTATACTACACAGTTAACTAATCAACAAAATATTCGTAATTCACAAGAAAATAACTTATCAAAAGTTATTGAAAAAAATGGATCAACATCTCGTTTAACTCAGATGGTTAAAACTGCAGATAAAGAAATAACATCAATATCGGCAAAAATTAATAAACTAACCCAAGATAATAATATTGCCGCAGATTCAATTAATTCAATAAGAAACAAAAATATTGGAATTGAAAGAGAAGTTGGCGGTTTTCGTTTTGTGGCCGATGCGTTTGGATTAGAATTAAACACTGTCGTTAAATTTTTTATATTCATTATTGTAATTGTATTTGACCCATTAGCGGTTGCTTTAATTATTGCCTTTAATGGTTTAATAATGAATAAACGTAAAGATGAGATTGAAACCACGAAACCACATATTGATGAAGATGAAGTTGTGGATGAAAAAATAACATTAGAGGCTAAAGATATTGTTGCAGAAGTATCTAGACTTAGATTATCTGAAAATGATTTAAAAAAATTAGAAGAGGTGTTACTTAACCCACCCCCACCTAATGAATTTTTAACTCAGGCTGCGGAAAAATATAATGAAGAGGTTGAGAAAAAAGAACCGGTTAGTGACATGTTGGTCTTAACCGAAACTCCAACACCTTTACCTACTGATACACCTACACCAACACCCACACCAACAGAAACAGGTACACCAACACCAACTCCAAC